TACCACCGCCTCCCACTGCTCCATAGTCAGCAGCTCCGCTTTATCTTCCTTCACGCTGACGCGGCACTCTTCCTTTTCCGCAATTCCTTTCAGCAGCCGGTTTACCTCGTCCTGCACCATGCTGTTCACGGCTGCAAGTGCCTTCGGTTCCGGCTTGATCTTCGGGTTGATATACCGCATGAGCCTGTAATGCACGCGCAGCACATATTCACACATCGCGTAAAACAGCTTCATAGTCTCCGCGTCCTCTGCTGGCACACCGTAGCTGTAAACATACTTGCACGCGATCTCGATAGCCTCAGCCGTTGACATACTTTCGCGCGCGCTGATCCTGTACACTTCTCCCTTCATTCGTCCTCCTCCTCTCCGAGCATATCGCGGTACTTCTGTGTCATCGCCGCCACCTGTATAGCCTCGCAGGCCAGCATTTCCGCCGCCTCGCGCATTTCCTTTACCAGTCCGTCCGCGTATCCGCGGTTGCCCTTCACGCACTCCCACAGCAGCACGTCCTGCCGCGTCAGCAGCCCGAACACCTCGCGGCACTCGTCGAGCTCCTCGTGCATCACCGCCCACGCCTCATGCTCCGAGGCGAAAGCCGGAAACTGCTTGTTTGCGCTTATAAGCTTCTTTTCCACGAGCTTTTCAACATCTTCACTCACTGCGTTCATCGTTTTCCTCCTGCTCCGTAATCTCAAAATCGGCACAAAACTGCACGCTTGCAATCTCATTCGGGAATCGGATCGCGTTCAAATCAATCAAGCCGCAGTTATCTGCGCATCCCTCTTTCAACTCGCCTATTTCGATTTTCTTCACAGTTCCACCCCTTCCACAAATGCGCCGACTTCCAGATCGTGCAGGTACTCGCCCATATGCTTTTTCTGCTGCTTTAACAGGTCGATGGAGCACTTCGGCTTAAACTCGAGAACGCCC